GCTTTTGAATTAGTCCTATACATAAAGCCAGCACACACGGGAGTCCCGCTATCGAATACCAGAAAACCTCCTGTTCCATTTTCCGGTAAAAAATCTTTTGATGGAGGTGTCCATCGCCAGTCTTTCCACCATTTGCACAGGATATCTTCATAATCTCCTTCTTGTAATGGCTCTATACTTAATTGCATTTACGCAAAGATACTAAAAAATTATGGATAACTCTTCATCGCACTACTTCCAACAGCAAATAATTCTACAGCTGCGGTGTTGGTATTTTCTAAAGTAAACTCCATAAAGTATCCACGAGCCCCTTGTGAAGCTGATACCACGTCTTTAAAGTAGAAAATAAAGTCTCCTTGTGCAGGCGTTACGCCAAGATCTCCCGTCGCTGGTTCAGGTACCGCAGGGTCTATCGCTATCGTATTGGCATTAAAAGTACCACCTATAGCATTAACTTCCGTTACCTGTCCTGCATATATAGGAGCCCCTGTAGCGACTGGAGGAGTTACCGTATTGTCTAAAGGTGTAGAATATATATAGTCTCCTACGCTTATAATAGAACCCACCGATACAGTAAAAACAATATAGGTAACAGTAGGTGCACCATATACTTGATTTGCTACGCCTATACCGTTTACATTTCTATCACGGTAGTCTCGAGTAGTTTCGTTTTCGCGCAAGAAAGTAAACCACTCCCCTTCCTTTTGCTCAAAATATGTAGCTAACATAGAACCGCTTCCCAGATCTGTAATCAAAGAAGTACAGTTCCATCGATCACTACTTTCATAAGACATAGTCTTAAAGAGCTTAATCGTTTTTGGCTCTACGTTTAACACACCTGTAATGGTAGAGTTGTATTGAACTCCATAGTAGTTGTTTCTAAGGTCGTTGGTGTTATGTCTATATAAGTTACCTCCGCTCCATGTGTAGAAATAACCGTTCATTCCTAACATGTAGTCCGCACAAAAAGAATAGAACGATGGCCATCCTTCAACGTCGTCAGCGTATGATAGTGTGTTACAGTGAAAGTCTTTAGGTAGTGCCATAGCTATTTTTTTTATGGGCAAGTTCCGCTACAACCCGATAGAGATGTAACAATGCCGTCTGTACTTACATTTAAACAATAAGAAATACCTCCTTGCGTAAGAGGGTAGCTTCCAGCAGGGAACGGTGTCACCCCATCTTCATCAGAGAAAACCCAATCGTGAACTCCAATGGTAGGATACGTTCCATCCCCAGTAGGATCTTGTACCGAAACATAATACACATTGGTTGTTGCCGTTCCACAAGATCCATTATTGGCTCCTACAGTAACACTTTGCAATTTACGTGGACAGAAAATAGCCATTTGCCATCCTGTATTACCGCATGGACCATCAATAATCAGGTCTATATTCTCGGGTCCTATATTGGGCTTAGGGATTACCATAAAGCACTCGCCTGGGCCAGTAGCTGTAAGTGTAGTACCACCGTCAGCTTGGCTTAAATAAGGGCCCATAGTTACTTGAACTCCTGTGTCTACAAAGACGCCACTGGCTGGATCGTATTGGTAGACGTAATTCTATTTAGTAATAGGTTGTAGAAAAGTTCCATTACCTATTGCTAAATTAGGGGGGCCTGGCTCAGCATCTACATATTCCCCGCAATCCTGACCACTTCCAGTTCCAAGTTCTTTACCAACTACACCTTGCAAGTAACCATAAGCTAAAGTAGAATACTCAGAAGCCGCTTGCCCGTCGTAAAACCATGTGCATCTATCTGGAATTGTAGCAGGGAAAAATCTTACAACAACAGCCCCTGTATCTGTACCTGCATTAATAGTTGCTTTGTACTGGCCCTCACTTCCCCCAGTTACAGCTAAAGCCGAACCACACGGCGCTGTTGGAATATCACAATCCTCACAATCTTGTACTGGACCCAATACCCCGCCTGTTGCATAGCGGTATGTGTTGCCTGAAGAATACCATCCGTCTGGAGCGGGTATAGTCATAGCTGCATCACTCCATACCGTAGTGGCTTGGTTGAAGTCTAAAGCGTCAAAACATATAGTTACTATTGTTGCCATTTTATTTAATTTTTAACATGTTCCTATTTCCAATACTAAACCGTCTGCCCCAATACGAACCCACTTCAATGGATTATCTGTAGAAGGAACTGCGGTGCCTACAATATAATACCCTGGACCTATTGATGGCGCTCCCGGTACTGGTCTACAATTATTAAAAGGATCAGAAAAAACTGTGTCCCCTACTTCAGGAGTCGCACCTGAACTTGTAAATGAAAGTAACCCCAAGGCCCCATTATCATTTGTATTACTCGCGCATGCCTGCACTATTGAGTTCTGAGCTTTACCAAAGTAACAAGATCCGCATAATCTTGTGCAGTTACAACACGCATCTAACGCGCTAATATTACTATAACAAATATCGGTACAGCGTGCAGCTCTAAAGTCCCATATAAGGTAAAGATATTGATTCGCATCTGGTATAGTGAAAGTACCACCTTGTATTGTTCCTACTTCTTTAGCCTGGTATACAGGAGGAGTAGGGTTTTCAATAGGAGTTACGTCAGATGCAGCTGCAAGAAGTGCCGCTATATCAGCAGTATTATCTTCGTATAAAGTGTTACTTGATAAGATTTGGAACTTGTGATAGTTCGGATCAAAATCAAAATTATCAGGAATAATTTTTCTTGTTTTCAAGGTAACTGAAGCCCCATCATATGGGAACCCTCCTACAGATCGTATACCCGTATTAGAAATATAAGAAGAGGTAGGTAGAGAATTGTCAAGCTGAATACTGTTTTGTATAGTTGGACTTACCGTTCCGGTAAGGCCCACAGTATCTTCCCACGTGTATTCTGTGTGAATAGACTGCCCCGCATATTGGTTAGAATTAACAACAACTTGGATAACAGTAATTTGTTTTTCTTCAGGGCATTCAAATATTACGCTGTAAGTAGCTGGTGGCACACCCGTTGTAGTAGTCGGACTAATAGTTACCTCTGCAAATGATGGTGAAGATAAAGTTTTATCGAATGAGAAACTACCGCTACCACTAACCGCTCCTGATGTATACGTAACACCATTCCATACTACACTTATTGTTATTTCCCCCGCATCAATAGTATATGGAATATTTACAACACCTATAGTGGCGCCAAACTCTATAATAAAAGTTTGATTGTTAGTAGCGTTCGTTTGCGCCATTTCCATGTTACAAGGGAATCGCTCTAAGTCTATAGGGATTTGAATATTGTTAGAGCTTAATACATACTCATTCATGTAAGGATCATATCCTCCTAATTTTTGAGTAGTAATTCCAGCGTTAAATTCATCTCTAAACCATGAGCGCATACCAAACTGTGACACTACTTTTAACTGATCGCTTTTATTACTTGCGCCAGTTAATTGAATAACAGCCCCCCTCTTGGTATCAGTAAAGTACATAGCTTTACCCCATGCCGCAAAACTTTCAGGCTGGAAACTTATACCGTATTCTTCTATACGAGCTATCTGGGTTCCTAAAACTTGAGGGACTGAAGCTACAGTTCCTCCACCCGTAGAGTCTGTTATAATATTCTTGCCTGAAAGCACATAAGATATTCTATCCTCTTGTAAAACTAATATGTCAGTTTCCCTCGAGTGCATCTTCATAATAGGTCCGAAGTCTCTTTCTAAATCTTTGTAGTTTACTAACCCAAGGTTAAACTCGTTAAGATTATTTGAGTTAGCAGAGTCACTGTATACCCCGCTATACGTAATTCCTGACTCTCTGTCTGCTTCCTGGAAGTCTTGGTTAGATACAGCTAACGCCCTTTGCCCTAAAAGGAACATCTTACCTTCAATACGGTCTTCTATCCTAAAACTTTCTACACCATTACCAAAAGAGTAACAGTTGTAAAAATCCAGTATTGTTTGTAATGGCTGGTTAGTCAATACATCCTGGTCTATACAATCTTCAGCTATAGTATAGTTTTGAGTAACAGGGTCCCAAATTCTTTTAGCTTCATGCTGAGGTGGAAGCCCAGGCTTAAATCCAATATTTAAAAGATCTGAAGCGTCATAAAAAATATTTGGATCTGCTGGTAGAGGTTCTGTTTCAAAAGCAAACAATCCTGCAGAAAAGTTTACCTGTACCCTTAATCTCATTGTAGGCCAGTTAGCTCTTAAAGTTGTACACGCTGGAATATTTCCTTGGTTACATACACTTTGTACTCCACCAGGTGTAGCCTCTTGAATAAATATCTTTGTGGTAAATGGATCATAAGGCTGCGGTACATCGGGGAAAGTGTATAGCACTGGGTCAAACAGAATATCCATTTCATCGACATATGTTGCAGTAGCAGCATTGACTAAACTTTGAAAACCTATATCTATAAGGGCTGCATGTATACTCGGATAAGTATCCGTCATCTGTATAAACCCGCTATCCCATTCTATGGCGCATTCATTACACCCTGTAATACCACCACCAGGAGCGTCTTCACCACCTCTCGTGTTGTCAACGTATATCCTTATAAAACTTCCTTCATTAATTACGGCAGGAAGCGTAGCATCAGCAGGATCTGGAACTGCGCATGCAGGGTAATGGGCTGCGTTAAATTCGTCCATGGTATTCCAAGGAAGACCACCCGTTTCCAAAGCATTCTGCATAGCTAAAACCTGCCAGCAGTTAATGTTATTTTCTGCCGCTTCGTTTGATGGAGTCCATCCGTCAGGTTGTAACCTTATATAAACACCCGCTGGGTTAGCAGCATTAATTTGACCAGAGTATAAAGCTTCTTTATCTAAAACTTCTGCAGTAACGAAAGAGTTAACTGCTCCCCCCGCATCCATTTTTACCGTAAGCACATCACCAACTTTTACCAGGTTTTGACTTTGCCCTTCCAGTCTAAACCAATAAGTCCCTGGCTCTGGAGCAAATGGCGTTGGGCCACAGTCGTCAGTATTACACCCTAACTGCTCAAAAGATATAGAGCAAAACACAGTATTATATGTACCCTGACTTGGCTTTAAAACAAATTTATAGTGAGTAGCCCAATAAGGAGGGAGGTGTTCTAAAGTAACCTTTATTCTGTTTTGGTCTACCGAAGTCGAAGCCGGGAAAAACACGGTATTAGTTTCATTAACCAATACCGTAGAAGCTCTGGCATATTCATCCATGTATACTACTCCTACCTCGTAATCTCTTTGGCTGTGCAGACTTGCTGCCGTAGCAACAACTCTTTGAGTAGCATAAGACTCTGGAGCATTAAAAGCAAAATACTCATACTGACTGGATACATTCCCAGCTCCATCGTCAAAGTAATAAAGAACAGCAGGGATCTGAATGCTAAATGTATTTGTAGCTATACCAGGATCTCCGAAATGTCTAAGAGCAATAGGCTCTTGTGTGCCGCCGCAAACTTCTGCTGTAGGAGGGAATGTAGTAAGAGGTATAGATGGACATGGAAGACTAATAGCGCTTTGAATTAACATTAAGCTATTAGAATATCCTGCCGGACCTAAAGTATAAGGAACGGTAGAGTTGAAAGTATCCGTATATGTGGATCCCGCCTGCGGAGGGAAAGGAGAAGCTGGAGGATATAGTGGTGGAGTCGGATTGGTATAAGGAGTTAAAGGCGTAATATTCGCTACAGTTCCTATAGCGTTTTGAAACGCTTGTGACGAAGTCATCTCATCTACTGTATTGTAGACTTGATCTGCAATAAAGGTCAGAGAGATATTGAAAGGAGGAATAGTAAAATCTTCTACGTCAGGACCACCGTTGTCCTGCGTTAAAACATTTTCTATTTGAGCTCTAAAATTAAATTGAGTTCCAATTTGAATAGGCAAAGGTGTAGTGCCTAAATCAAAAGTTAAAACTGAATTATCTATAGAAGTGTTAGGGATAGCCGCGTTAATATCATATAGACCTACCGATGATTGTGGTACAGGGAATGATATCTGTCCTTGTGGTGTACTTACAGGTTGAGCTTGGAATCTTATTTCTATAGGCTCCCCACCAGGCGTTAAAGCAACATCGTACTGATCAAGGTAGTTTCCATACATTAACCTGTTACCCTGAATTGTTTGGGCTTGGGATTTACGTGGAACATTATCGTAAAGTCTTAACAACTCATCACCACCTAAAAGAGTAAGTATCTTACTGTTTGTAAACGTAAGGTGAATAAAATTATTATCTGCAATTCCTTGAGTGTCTTTGTATAGTCGATCTATAATAAAGATCTCATTAGTCTGAGCTTCTTTATATAGAACTTGTATTTCTTGTACTCGACGTGATCCTGTAGAAAAGTATACGCGGGCTGCATTATATCTATTCTGCATACCCTCGTTTTTAAACGTCGAATAACTAAAGTCAAATTCTTTAGGTTCAAAAGCAGGAGTAGTAAACAGAGAGGTTGCACTATACCCGCAGTCTTGGTATCTATACCTGTAACCAAAACAAAGGAATCGTGGTTCCATATAATCCTCCGTAGTTCCGTTATCAAATAATTCGATATACGGAGCTCCTAAAGGTTCATATCCAGCAGCTATATCCTCGAAGCCTGGGGGTTTTACAATGACACTAATATCTTCTTCTTCTAACGGATCTACTAATACCGTATCTGTATTGTATTGCCTTCTTACGTTAATATAACGCGGAGGGTTTAAGTCGTCTGTAAAAAATAAAAGATTACCAATTTTATTCACTCCTGTTATCAGGTAGTTGTGATTAAAATTTAAAACCGTTTCACTAATAACGTGATAAGTAAGTGTCTCTACATTAACATTGTATGATAGAATCATACTTACTTGTCCCGAAGCCGATACAGGATTGTTAGCATCGTGAACAAACCAGTAAATAGTTTCAAGCATACCATCCTCAAAAGCACCTATACATCGGGTGCCATCAACACTCAAGGGTTCTCCTAAATATTCTAAAGCAGTCAATGCCGTATTTCCACGAGAGTTTTCTACTGCACCTATCTCAGTACTTTCAGTAGAACCCAAACGCACATTCAATGCATCTACATACTCGCCATTAGGAACTAAGCGCTCGTCCACGCTCTTGTTCATCTTACCCTTAATAAATGTTGTTTGTATCAGCATATTACTTTATCCATTTTGCTTGCCCTCTCATGTTCATAAGAAGTCTACCAGGGTGCATGTTGCTTAATCTTAGTTTTGCATTACGGAGTAAAGACGACTTGTCTTTACGCGCTCTGTTAATCACATACTCCTGTGCGGCTAATCTGTTGTTTAAAATAGAATATTTAATAGCTGCGTAAAGATATTCTTCAAAAAGTTTATTCACACTTACTTGAGAATCTTTTCCTTTTTCCATGCCGTCTGACACGTATTCTAAAACTATTAACTCACCAGCTACGTGTGAGCTAAAGTTGATAACACCACCCTTTTTATTTATACTAAACGTAGGGTTTTTGTTAGCCGTCTCTGTATTTAAACCAAAACGAGATCCAATATTGTAATCGAAATACCACCTCCCATCAATACACCAACCTTCACAATTATTGTAAGGACTATTGCTATTGAGGTATATACTTTTCTTTGTACCATCTAATCTGTCTAAATCTAATTTAGAGTTATTTGGTTTTAGAACATCGCCATACGCATCAAAGAGTACACGGCATTCGTGATCTTGAAGGTACGCTCCACTCCAGTTGGTCTGGATATTTTCGGTAAGAGGCATTAAGACGCCATTCTTATATAAAGAAATTCTTACCCAGTTTACATAATCAGGAGGAAGAACAAAACGTAATTGATCACATATCTGTAGTTGAAGGATTTTAATTTCCTTCATAGCATCATAATTTAATTCTTGTATAGCTCTTTTAGCAAAGAATAAAACTTGATATCTATTTACATTATTAATAAGTTCATTGTTACCTTGATACATTAACATAAAGTTGTTAACTATATCATCCAGGGAAACATATTGATATGAACCCCAGTTTGCATCCTCGGGAGAAACCTGGTTGTTTTCGTAATATTCGTAATCGGTTATATACGCCATAATCTTTAGCTTGTTTCTTTCATATCAAGAGCCTCTTCATTAGTGCCAAAATTTAACACGTCAGCTTCTCTTATCTCTATACCCACATACTGACAGATTTTTGCAATCAAAGCAGGCTCGTCAGAATCAGGTAATTCAAATTGTTGGAAGTCAGGTTGAGACTGATCAAATAACGGTTCGCCTCCTTGTAAAACTGCAAACGTCCAGTTTGGATCTCGAGGATAACGTATGTATTGAGCTTTAACGTCACATCTCCCCATTTGATATCCCGCGTCGTAAGGGTCGTTATTAGCGTCCCATATTGTAGGGTACACACTAATTAAGTTTCCGTCCAAAACGTAGCACGGATACTGTGCTGTAGGGCAAGTAAGGTTGCTGCTTGTAAGGTTAAATATCTTTCTTTGGCTTACCCTTTCTACCTCTACAATATTTTTAGAATCATAAATCTCATAAGATTCTGCACCTATTCCGGCAGGATCAGAAAATAGTTGTGTCGATAAAAGCAAACTGGATCCAGCGGGAGATGCGCTTTGACCTATGCCTACCACCCAACCTTGTAGTCCTGGTGCAGGATTCCCTGGCGTACCCATTGCTGGGTATGGAGCCGTTCCTGTAGCACTTGTGTTTACTACTATATCTCCAGGCTGCACTCCATTATTAAAAAAGTTTTGTGTGGTATCAACAAGTAGAGTACTGTTAGGAACGGTATTAGTTGTTGCACTTCTTACTCTCAGTGTGGGATAACGATATAATTTATTTATAAGGTAGTAATCGTCAGGGAGTTGGTACACATTAGATCCCGACAACCCACTCGGTACATTAGGAACATTGAAAGGATTTAGTAAAGAAAGAAAAACTTGTTCGGAAAAAGTATCTATAACTTCCTCTAATCCTTTTATTATATCTGCATAACCCGTCCCAGAGGTTCGTGTGTTTTCTCTATTTATCCAGTTGTTGTACTGATAAAAGTAATCCTCAAACATATCCATCTGCGCTTGCTTAGCGTAGAGGTTGAAATCCTGTGGCGAAATATATCCGTAGTTATTCTTGTTAGCTATAGCCAACACCGTATTTCGCACCGCATTTATTGAAGCTGGCATAGTGTAAAATTGTTTTTACAAAGATAACACAAAAAAAAAGGCGGGCATTTTTTAGAGTCTACTAAGCATTAATAATGCTTACAGGATCCTTTACTAAGGTCACGTCATAGATTACCGCGTTTGTCCATGACCTGCTTGTAGCAGCCTTAACAGCTGCTGTAAGTTGTTTTAAAACGTCCCAATTAACCTGTGCAGCTGTGGTTACAGTGGTAGTGGTACCGTCTTCGTATTGAATAAGTGTTGTAGTAGAAGTTGAGGAAGCAGAGCGGATTGTTTTAATACCACGGATGCTAACCAACTGTTCTCCCGAAAAACCTGCTACAGCCTTCCCTTTAATATTTAAAAATGTTGAGGCCATCCTTAAAAAACTAATGCGTTAATAAAAACAAAGATAAGCATAAAAAAAAGGGCCCCTTTTTCTGGAGCCCTTTCTTGTATGTGTTTATTCTACGATCTTAAGAGTAAGTGAAAGTAGCTATCCATTGGATACCCTGTGTTCCGTCAGACGGCACGTAAGGCATTGTGATAGAAGCATACCTCCAGCTATCTTGCATAACCAGCTCTGCAGACTTTTTAAACTGTG